CCATAATTGCGTGGAACAGAATCGGACGACCAGTGATCGCAGTAATCCCGAAGATAACACAATCTTCAACTTCGCCATGATGAGCTTTAAGATCATATAAATATTCTCTCCTTATCTGAGCATATGTTACAGGAATATTTGCATTTAAGTAAGCCATAAATTTTATTTATACCAAGCAATAAGAGTATATCTATCACCTTTTGTAATTGTTTTAACTTCATGTTCATATAGCCGATTACTAAATAATACTAAACGACTTTTTTTCGGCTTTATTAATACACCATCTATTATAGTTTCACCACCCTCAAAGTCATCATTTAAATAAATTATAAAAGAAAATTTGTCCCCCTCGTGATCTTTATGTAAACCCATTTTGGACCCTGTTGGCCATTTAACTATCTGCATAGTGTCAATTTTTTCTACATCAAAGTTATATAATTTAAAATTTTCTTTTACTTTTTTAATTATGTAATTATCTATAAATCTTAATGTAATGGTGTCCCTAAAAATTTCTGTCTTATCTATGTTATTGTTGAAAAGATTTATGAAAAAATCACATTCATCTTTTTCTATAAAATTATCTTGTCTAATGATTATCATTTTATAGATCCCCAACTATCTCCTGATTCATAATCTACTACATTTGGAACTTCTAAATCTACAGACTGGGTCATGATGTCTTTTATTTTTTTAGCTTTCTCTTCAGACTCAATTGAAAAATCTAACTCATCGTGTATCTGTAGATGAGATAATATTCCTTCTTTGTAAAGTTCTAACATAGCTTTTTTTGTCATGTCAGCTGCTGATCCTTGAATCAATCTGTTTAAAGCTTTGTATGTAAATGCTCTACGTGTTGGATTGTTGTGCCAATAATTTTTCTTTGGATTTCCTTTTGCATCTTTTAATTCATTACCTTCATCATCTAGTAAAATTGGGCCCATCTCTTTTAGTTCTGCCATTCTTTCATGATCTTCTGCTGGCACAAAAGTACCCCAATCAGATCCTCGTAATACAGGTTCGTATTTAGGAAAACGACAACGTCTACCTAATAAAGTTTTTATTTGTCCATTATTTTGTGCGGCTGACATTATTTTATTCATCAATTGTTTTACAAATGGAACTCTACCGTGATATTTACTAAATAATTCTTCTGCTTTTTCTTTTGATACACCAAGTTCTGCTTGAAGTTTAGCTTTACCCATACCATAAAACAAACCAAGGTTAATTGTTTTTGCTTGGCTTCTTGGTATCTCTGCCATGTCTGCTACGATTCTGTGAAAATCTGTTGATGGATCGTTTTCGTATGAGTCAGCAATATTATTTACCGAAGGTAATCTAAAACGTAATGCATAATGTGCAACAAGTCTTGGTTCTTGTTGTGAGTAATCAAAACAACCCCACTTACAGTCTTGTTCAGGAACAAATAAACTTCTAATCATTGGACCTGTATCAGGATCTCTTGCAGGTATTTGTTGTAGATTAGGGTTTGCATAACTAAATCTACCTGTAACAGTTCCCCCATCATCAGATCTAATTTGATTTATTTCTGCATGTATTCTACCATTGTGTTCATAATCTAATATTGTATCTATAAAAGTTGTATTAACCTTGTTTAATTTCCTAGCTTCTGCTATCATCTTAACAACAGGATGTTTATGATTAGAAAGAAAATTTTTTGTAAATGAAGGAGAGTCTGTCTTTTCGGTTCGGTCATATGGTAGGTGGAGTTTTTCAAAAACTTTGGCAATTGATCTTGCTGCCCATATTTGAACTTCTATGTTACTTTCTTTTTTTATTTGTTGTAGGATTAATTTTTCTTTGTATGCTAGGTCTTGCTTCAATATATTCGCTTTTTCAACGTCCACTCTCACTCCAAGAAATCTCATGTCTACGAGACAAGGAAATAAATCAGTCTCTAGAGAAAAAATAGATTGCAAATCATCTTCAATAATAATTTTTTCTAATTTATGCCAAAGCTCCAATGTAAGCTCAGCATCTTTTTCTGCATATGCTCCAACTTCCATAGGAGGTAATCTCCACATGTCAGCTTTTGGATCTAATCCTCTTTCTTTTGCGGCTTGTATTAATTTAGTTTCATTTTTACCTTTCGATAAATGATGCCAAGATAAAGTATTTAGTGTGTAAGAGTATCTGTTTTCATCTATTATTGATGAGGCAATCATAGTATCAACTATTAAACCATTGATTTTTATACCTAAATTACGTATCCAACATACGTCGTACATAGCATTATGAAATATTTTTAAACCAGGAGATTTACAAACATCTTCGAACCAAGAAAGAACTTTTTTCTTATCCATGTTTGGACCTTGTTCATGTGCGATTGGAAAGTAACCTTTCCAGCCCTTTACAGCTACGGCTATTCCTACTACATAACCATTTTTTATAACAGAGCCGGAACCTTTTGATTTTAAATCAGGATCAAATGTTTCTAAGTCAATTGCTATTTCTTCTGCTTGTCTTAAGTCAGGAAACTCTACTGGTTGAACCCATTCAGTATCAGGTAAGATCATTTAACTATGCCCCATGAATTGTTTTTTTCTTCTTTTGATTTTTCAGGATAATCTCTTTCAATAATCATTTCTATAAAATGTATTGCTTTCATTAAATCTTCCTTTCCGTTTTTGTCTTGATGACGAATGATGTATTTAATAGCACAACCTTCCGGATATAGCAACTTGTTCTCAACTACAAACTTACTTGGTTGAATTTTATATTTTTGATAATGTGATCCTGCGATTTGTTTGTCCCAAACTTTACTCATTTATACCTCGATGTTAAAATTAATTGCTACTGAAACTCTTTGACAGTTTGATTTATATGGATTTACTGTGTGACGAAGAGTTGATGGAAATAAAAATATATCACCTGTCTCCGGTTTAAATTCACGCCAAGTTAAATGTTGTGGATTATTTTCACCATATAAAAATAAAATACTTCCTGGACCTAAACTTCTTCCAACATAATCTTTTATTTCTAAATCTAATTCTTGTGGTATGTCTACATAAATTACACATGAAATATCACAATCTAAATGCTGATGTATTGGATTATAATCTCCTGGATTCATGTAATTAACCCAAGCTTCGTTAGGTTTTAAATTTTTACAATCTCTTCCATACCATCTTCTGTACATGTAACAGTAATCATTTATATGTGGTTTTAATATTTCTGGTAAATCTTTAATATCTATTTCAAATTCTTCTTTTGTGTTTGCCACCAATCTATCTCGAACTATTTTACTTTCATCTTTTACACACAAATTTTTTATTGCTATTAATTCTTGTTCTTTTAATTTTGTTTTTGTAAGTAAAGGGCCCCAATAATAATATCTCATAATCTGTATTCCTTTCTTTTTATTTTTGATTTAAGTTTATATAAATTATTTCTTGCTCTTGTAATTCCAACGTACCAAACACGTTCTTCTTCATCTTTCTTGTCAACACTTCTTTTTATAGATTTTTGTATTTTATCCCCTTGATGTAGAGACAAAATTACGTTATCCTCTTCGCCGCCTTTTATAGCATGTATTGTAGACATAAATATTCTAGCTTTTTCATCTAAATTTTCACCTTTCTCTAACATAATTCTTATATATCTTTTTTCTTTTTCAGAAGCATTTATAAAATTATCGTACCATTTTTTATCTCTTTGAAAGTGACCATCCCCTATATATTCTTGTACTTCTTTTTCTTCTTGTTCGGTTAGTATTTTTCCTTTTGTCCAATCTGTATAAAGTTTTGCTGCTTTGTATAGTGATACCTTAAAACTTTTACCTTTGTTGCTTTGATAATACAAGTTTCTTTTTTTAAGATCTTTCATAATTTCTAACAATTGACTCTTGGTTCTTGTCAAAACTAACCATCTACCTTTTGATAAATCAACCTGGCCCAGGTTGGATATGTATTTTGATTCTCCTTCAAAGTCTCTTGGTAAATAATCTTTTTGTTTCTTGATGCCTGATATACGACTCACAGGTATAGTAGATTGTTCCTGTACAGCTTTAGAGATTCTCTTTGAGTATCGCAATACTTTTTCTTTTGCAGGCTCATTGATAAATCTATTTACATCTGCACCTGCCCAGGCAAAGATAGCTTGATCATCATCTCCTGCAAGATATACGTCTTTACTATTTTCTTTTAATTTATCGTACAACTTCCATTGTAGTGGTGACAGATCCTGTGCTTCATCTATAAAAACCACTGTAAAATTTGGGACTTTATTTAATACATTATTAATTATATCATTGAAATCATTTAGCTTTGCATTCTTTTTATACTTCAACAAGTTCCCATGTATGTACTTTAAAGTATCCCATTTGATTTCTTTTCTGTCATGCTCGTTTCTATCAAACTCTTCTCTTATAGAAGTGTTTCTATTTATTGCTCTTCCTATTAATTGAAAATAAGGGTTGTTACATGTTAAAAAATGAGTCTCTTCCTCATTGTATTTATCTGTATACTTAACTCTTACACCTAATTTTTTTCCTAGTTCTTCATAGTGAAAGGGTTGCATAATGTTTTCTTCTTGAAGTCCTAAAGTGTTAAATGCAAAAGAATGAAGTGTTTGAAAATGAACAAGTTTCTTTTCGTCTATAGGCATCCTCTCTTTAGCTTCTTTGGCTGCTTTTCTTGTAAAAGCAAAATAACCTATCTTATGTAATGGAGTTCCTATCTTAACATATGCTTTTGCTCTATTAATTAATCTGTGAGTTTTACCTGTCCCAGGTGGTCCATATATTTTATATATCATACTATGTCCTCTACTTTTTCAAATTCTAATAACTCTTCCGGCGGTTCATCGTGTTCAAATTGTTCCATATCAATTTCCATACAACGAATACCATTACTGCCTTTACCAATTCTTTTTTGTTTACTATCAGCTTTGAATACATCAACAACCATTGTCTTTGTTTCGTTTTCATCCATACGCCATTCGTTTCTTTTTAGTTCTTCATAAAATTTGTAAAATAAAAAGTATGCTTTGTTGTCTTCTACATACACAGATCCACTTTTAAATCCATTTAATGTTGAAGTTCTTACATCATTTAAATACTCTTTTAGATGTCTAAACAATATCCCTACAGGTTGTGATTCTGGATCAGGTGTTTCTACATTTAGTTGTGACCACAGTTCAGATACTATATCTTGAAAGTCTTTTGCTTTAATAGGTGGTGGTACAATGTTTGTATGTTCTGCAATCAGTGCTCTTAATTCTCTTTGTTCTATAATTTGTTTTACTGTTTTTGCATTTATATTTTTTATCTTACCACTTGGTTGTTTAACATATAAAAAGAATTTTGGATGAGGTCTGTAATCCATTTTAGTTACACTGATTATTTCAGGCCAGGATGCGTTTAATTGTTTACCTACACCATACTTTCTACGTAAACATATACTCTTTGCACATTTAGATTGTATTGGATCTTCGTTGCAAGTGTAACCTGCAGTGTCACCTTTCCATGCTTTTATTTTTGACTTGACCTTGTCATCTCCCCAAATGTTATCATATTTTATATAGTCTCTTGCTTTTTCTAAAACCTTTGCTTCCCACTGGTCCGGATATTTTCTTTTGGCAAATACCATATAGTTGTATAAAAATCTGTCTCTTTCGTCCGGTAGTTTTTCTTTTGTTCTTTCTATATCACCACATATAAGACCAAGACATGGTGGTCCATCTTCAAATTCGTTGGATTGATTTTTTAGCTCCTGGTTTATTAGTTTTGCACCTAATTCTTTTAATCCTTCTGCAGATTGTGCATTTAAATTTACAACTTTAATAAATGTATTAAAATCTATTTCTTCTCCATCAGGTTTAACTGCCACACGATCTTTCTTATTGTAGTATGGTAGATTAATAAAATTACCTGACGGTCTCTTGCCATCGCTAGAATCTAGTGAAGTTTGTTTTGGATATATCTCTGTTTTAGATGGTAGTCCAAATATAAATAATAGTTTTTCTAAAAATTCTCTTATCTCTGATGCTTTTATTTTTTCTTTTGCAAATAAATATAA